GCTTGTGCCGTAAGTGTTGCTGTTGTGGCTCCGGTTACATTTATATTTGCACCAGATGAAGCTGCACGTAAAATTGCTGCTGGTACAATTGTAGTGCTAAATAAATCAACAGCTACATCAACATATTGGTTAAATGATAATCTCTTAACCGAATACATTTTTTTAAGAGTTTCAACTCGACTTTCCTGAGCTGACAACAATGTGCCTTGCACCGTTATTGGTACTGTAGCTCGTACTAATCGATCTTCACCGACTGTGTTTACTGTTTCAAAACTAAATTGACCAATAGCGGTTGGAAATTTATTGAATTCATTACCCCAACTGAAACGTCCGTACGGTAATATTTGATCTACAACTGAATTCAATTGAGATGTAAAGTCACACCAAATCATCATGTCATATTCAATAGTAACATATTTAGGGACATCAATCACATAAATTTTTTCGGAGTCTGCTGGTTTTGGAATTGGTATTGGAAACAATTCATCTTCATATCGATTACGTTCATTGTATCGGCTGCGATATACAAGATGATTTGCTGCTTGTGGTCGATTGACATCCAATGTTCTTTGGGCATCTCTTTCAACTACACTGTTTCTTTTCAACATGATAACTGGAGATTGAAGCATTCCTTTTTCGTCACGTAAATATCCTAAACGGCGTACATTGTCCCATTTTTCACCATTAGCAAAAATTACAGGAATCGGAATCAATTGATCTGCTGCTGTTATCTGTGGACGCATTTCATTTTCAATAAACCATTTGATTGCAAAGTCAATATCATACACCGTACGTTGTTTAGTTCGTATTACATCATCATCACGACGAGTTTGATAAGCTCTGTTCAATATCAGATCATCCGCTAATCCTTCAGTTCGTGTTGGATTAGGTTTATTTGTTTTTCGATCGATATCTTCTCTGTTCAATCTAGGCATTAAAATCCTTTATATGAAGGAGGCATATTGTTTCCTCCGCGTCTTATATTTGTTATTCCTTGTGGTGTTTGTCTTGTTGCATGGGCATCACAAACTACAGATACACTGTAACCATGGTTTGAACCATTTGGCCACGTGTCTGGATTTTTACCAGCAAAGTATTGATTTGCATCAACATTGTCTAGTTCATAATATTCATTGTCCCAAAATATAATATCACCAACTTCCGGATAAAAATCAGCTTTTTCTAGAATATCACGGGATACTGCAAATTGAGCTGTTCTGGTATATGTATGACCGTAATCATCCATGGTTGCTGTTTTTGTTTCTTTTGTGATTAAGCACGGAATTAAAATTGAATCGTAATATGATTTTAATTCTGCTTCGCCGTATAAGTTTGAGTTGCTTGCTGCTACAATTAATTTAAAAAACTCAATTTCGGTATCGATAATTGAATTTAATAATTCTGAGTTAACTGCTGCTAAAAATTTAGCATCTCGTATTCCTCCAAATAATGCCATAATTTATACTCCTTAACCAACATATATTTTTAATGGCACTTTGCCAAGTATTTCATTCATCTGTGTAGCTTCTGTATTTTGACGTGTTAACATTTGTTCTTTTGTTAGTTTGTCTAAGAATTCTCGAAGCTGCGTAATCAATGTTTCTTTTTCTGATTGCGCACTAGATACTAATTCAGATCCATTCAGTGTTACTTCGGAATTTGGTATAGGTACTGTCGAATATTTATTACGAACAAACCCTAACATTTCTTTTGCAAGTGATGATCCGTATTTAATAATCCACGCACGCCCCATATCATTAATGCTACTGTATGTTTGATATGTATATGGTATATTGGATGCGTCACTTACTGCCCCTTTAACAAGTGCGGTATTACCGAATAAAAGGGCATCATTATTTTTTTGTTCTTCAAATAAAAACTCAAACCAAACTTGGCCATAAAATATAGTTGATGATGCAGAACCGGTACCTGATGTTGGCACTGGCCAGAACTTAATATCATCTCCATGTACTTCAAATGAATAATGAGATTTACGTACTTGATCATTAAACTCAATTGCTTGCAATCTCATTAAATCAGCATTGATTGGCATCATCATAAAACTAATTGATGGAGAGAATCCTCCAAAGTTAAATGAATCAAGTAATTGCTGTGAACCTAATCCAGTACCAACGAATGGGTCAAAATATCTAACAATTGCTGGCGGCGGATTATGTAGTACCCGTTTAATTTCGATCGAACTAGTATTTGATAGTGTGATGCCTAAAGAATTAGATACAGCTGTTCTAATACTATATGTTTGTTGGCCAGGCGTCATATCTATCCTAGCTTTGTACCATCGAGCGGTTCCTCCCGAATCAGCTTCAGTACCATATGCTTTTGATAGTTTGGAAATGTATCCAAATGAGTTACCTACTTGTTGACCAGTAAAACTAGACCCAGACATAAATCCAGATCCGGTTTGTATGCCCAATGTATTCATCAAATTGTTAACAATATTAACTTGATTAACTTGATTTGAATATTCCATTGTCGCAGCTTCAAATGCTGTATAGAAATTTATATCTTGAAGTTCAACATCCATGATTGGATATCCAATATGCTGTGCTGCATATTTTGCAAACTTGTCTGCATGTTGCTGAAACATAGGATCATTGTCAAAAAATCCAAACGGCGTTGATCCTGTCGTAAATGATGAACTTCCTGGCCAGATTGGCTTTTGTACTGAATAATCCATTATGTTTTCCTTTTATATATAAATATTGTTGTTATTCGTTTAAGAGTGTCAAAATCTCATCTAATGCTTGATGTCTATGATTATCCGTTAAAATAATTTCATTCACCCATTTTGAATTTCTAATTTTAGGCACTTCGTGTGTGGCAGAATCATTTTTAAATTTCAAATCTACTTGATATTTATCTCCACATAAAATCATGATGCTATCTTTGCCTAATCTAGACAGTACCATTTGCAACTGTTGTTTGGTTAAATTTTGAAATTCATCCACAATACAAACAGCATTGTCAAATGTGCGGCCTCGGAAGTGTGCTAATGAAACTAATTCAATGTTTTCTTCGCGTTCCATTTTTTCTAGAATTTCTGGCTTATTGTAAACTTTTCGCATATTGCTACGAATTGGAACTAACCATGGTTCCATTTTTTCACGTTCTGATCCTGGCAAAAATCCATTGTCTTCTGTTGATACGGTAGGACGTGTTATGATTATTTTGTTGGTTCTTCGTTTAAAGAATAAATCCAATGCAATCTGTACTGCTAACAATGTTTTTCCAGATCCGGCTTTACCTAATATAAAATTGAATGGAGTTTCAATAATTTTTGTTTTTGCTTCTTTTTGTTCTTCCGATAATGCAATTGAAAATTTAATGTCGTTCTTCGGTGGAGTTTTCTCCTTATTCGGTGTTGCCATAATAACCTTTTGTTAAATTTAAAATGTTTTTGTGAGTGTTGATTCTTTCAATATCATTTCTTTGAGTGTATCAATTTTACCTACACATAGTTTTTGTATAGCGCGATATGTATCTCGGGGAGGATATTGAGTTAAAATTTTGATTGTAATCAATTCTTTGTCTGGTCCTAAATCTTGTTCTATATGAACCATGAGTACTAAACGAATTGCTCGTATGCGATCTAAAACATCAATTAGTCGACCATCATATCGAACTATTGCCTGCATTGAATATTTGTTCCTAGGAACTGCCATATACTTCCTTTATTATAAATATTCGAACAGTAAAAAAGGGATGACCGAAGCCACCCCTTTCCTTATTCCTTGATTCAATAAATCATTAATTAAAATAATTCAAATTAAATATTAAAGAGTATTCAATCCGTGTACGTATACTTTACCGTAGAATTCTGAACGAACTACTTTTTTCGCGTAACGTGTCATAACACCTTTACGTGGTGTGAAGTTAACTGGATCATATACTAATGGAGTCATGATCAACGGAATATATGGACTAAATACAGCACCTGTTTCTAAGAACTGAGCACCTCTGAATCCCATTAAGATTACGTTTTCTGTCATGTAAGGGTTTTTGTAAACTGTGTAACGATTATTAATCGAACCAATTTTTTGAACACCTGCAGCAAATTCCATTTTAGTACCGTCTGTGTCTGCAGCAAATCCTGGGATAGACTCAAGAATTGTAGCTACTGATGGACTAGTTACTAAGAAGTTTGCACCTCCACGCAATGTTTTTTGGTGAATTTTGTTAGATACTTTTTGAAGTTTAGTACCTAATGTTTGGAACCAACCACCTTGAGTGTTATAGAAACCATCACCTGCTGCACCAACTGAACCAGCTGCTGCTTGTGTGAATGAAGTTCCATTCCAGATGTTGTTGTTCAATGCTGACCAATACTCAGTTGTTGGAGCTGCAGAGATTAACATGTCCAAGATCTCTAAATCGATTTCCATAGATACGTACTCAGATAACATTGAAGTTAATTCTGCTTCAGCATCAATTGAATGGTAAGCGTTTAAATCTTGAGCAAATTCTGGAGTCCATACTGCTTTCAACTTACGTGTTTTAGCAACGATTGGATCTGATTGCATTTCCAAGTTAATTTCTGGAATATCAATATTGGTATTGTATCCATTGCTGAATTGTCCAATATTGTCCTCAAAATCACCTCTAGTAACATCAGTTGGTTGTTTGCTATATTTAACTGTTAATGAGAAAG